ATCTGTGAGATTAGATCCAGAAACATGTTGTTATCAACATCTTGTTCACAGGGTTGAAGATTCAATTGAAGGTTGGGCAGATGCTCTTGGCGTTCTTCTTTCCTCATATTTTGAAACTCCAATAAAAGGGTTTGAAAAATACAAAGATATTGAAGTTGCATTTAGTTATGTAGATATAAGAGAAAAGGGTTCTCCTTTGGGTTGTGGCATAGGCAATGCTCCAGGCCATGAACCTTTACAGAAAGCTTTAGAAAATATTGAGGCTTTACTTAAAAGGTGCATTGCAAATGGACAGACAGAATTACGAACAATAGATGCATTTGACATAGTTATGTTTACTGCTGATGCTGTTATCTCTGGCGGTGTTCGTAGATCTGCAACTATAGCCTTGTTCTCTGCTGATGACGAGTTGATGATCAATGCAAAGACTGGCGATTGGTATTTTACTAATCCACAAAGGGCTAGAGCAAACATCTCTGCCCTGCTTCATAGAAAACACACCAGTAAAGAAGTGTTTGAAAATCTTTTTAAAGCAACAAAAGAGTTTGGTGAGCCAGGATTTTTCTTTGCTGATTTTTACGATGTCTTATGCAATCCATGCTGTGAGATATCATGGATAACTAGGCACTTCTATAAGAAGAACAGTCCAGAACTAGCCGAGGCTTTGTCATTATATGAAGGACCAATAACAACAAAAGAGTCATGCAAAGATGACATGCCAGAAGATGAGGTCGGTCTTTCTGGTTGGGGATTCTGCAATTTATCAACCATTAATGGAAAAACAATAACTTCAGAAGAAGACTTCTACGAAAGATGTGCTGCTGCTGCGTTTATTGGTACATTACAAGCATCTTTTACCAATTTTCCATACTTGGGTCATGTTACAGAACTTATCGCTCGTAAAGAGGCATTATTGGGCGTTTCAATTAATGGTATGCAGCATCATCCAAAAATACTTTTAAATCCAGAAATTCAGCAGAAAGGTGCTGAGATAGTAAAGAATACAAATAAAAAGTACGCCTCTATTTTAAACATAAACCCTGCTGCCAGAACGACTTGTGTCAAACCAGAAGGCAATTCTGCTGCTTTATTAGGTTCAACATCAGGCATTCATCCAGATCATAGCAGGAGGTATTTCCGTATTGTCCAAGCTAACCAGCTTGAATCTCCTTATCAACACTTTAAAACCATTAATCCTCAAGCATGTGAAGAATCTGTATGGTCATCTAATAAAACAGATGATTGTATAAGGTTTTGTGTGCAAAGCCAAGATGGCACAGTACTTAAGGAAGAAATAAATGCTATATCTATGTTGGACAATGTTGTTTCAACATATAAAAATTGGGTAGTTTCTGGTAAAAATCCAGAGCTTTGCATTAGAAAAGAACTAAATCACAATGTGTCTAATACAATACATGTACAAGATGATGAGTGGGATAAGGTAAAAGATTATATTTATGATCATCGTGCAGATCTTGCTGGAATATCGCTTATAGCTTCTAGTGGAGATAAAGATTATAATCAAGCACCATTTACAGCAGTTTATTCAATTGAAGAACAAATAAAAAATTGGGGTTTTGAAGCTACATCTATGGCTTATGAAATATACCCAAAATTTTCTGAGTATAGCTTTAATTCTTTGTGGGATTCATGTTCTTGTGTTCTTGGTTATTTTGAACCAAAAGATAAGAAGCAAGAATCTTGGAAAATCATAGTGCAAAAATATGCAGACGAATATTTTTCTTCTAATATTAAGTACGCTACATACGCACTTAAAGATGCATATAACTTAGACTTATGGAATAAATTAGTAGATAGTTATTCAGAAGTAAATTATTTAAATGTTTTAGAAGAAAAATCTACAATAAATATACAAGGCGAACTGGCTTGTGCTGGCGGTGCGTGTTTATTATGATAAGAACTAGTTTAAAAAAACCAAAAAGATGTTCTTGTAGGATTAAAAAGCTTAAAAAGGAAAAAAGGAAAAATGTTAAAAAGAGGAACCCTTAAGGCATTTGGTGCTCCATTTAACATTGAGCATTCCAGTTGTTCAAACATTAAACCAACACTATTTGATTGGACAAAAAGCGATTCAGATATAGAAGTCTTTATAGATTATTCTATAGTTCAAGAATCATTTTCTATTCCCAAAAAACAATCTGTGCTTAGAGTTGGTTGGTTATGTGAATCCGTTACAATTTATGGCAATCTTTATGAATACATAAAATATAACTACAAGAATATCTTCTCTTCTTTGGATTTTGTTTTCACATCTGATAAGTATCTATTGTCATTAGATCCAAGATTTAAGTTTGCCTATTCTTGCAGCAATATACCTTGGACACCAAGAGAGTTTTGGGGCATTTACCCAAAAACAAAAAAATGTTCAATGATTTGTTCAAACAAAAAGTCTTGCAAAGAACATCTATACAGACACTCAGTTGCTCAAATATATAAAGATAAAGTCGATATTTATGGTGGTGCTTTTGATTCTCCGTACACTGGAGAAAAATACGACAACTTTTATAAAAAAGAAAATGCTTTAAAAGACTACATGTTTTCTATAGTAATACAAAATAATTTTAATTCTTATTTTTTTGCCGAAATGCTAACTGATTGTTTTGCTTACGGAACGATACCAATATACTTAGGCAATCCAGAAATAGGAAACTTTTTTGATGAAAACGGAATAATACAATACAAAGGTGGATTTGATATTGGTACTTTAAACGAAGAATTGTATAATAGTAAAATGAATGCAATCAATAACAATCTAGAAAGAATAAAATCAATGCCCATGTCTGATGACTATCTATATGAACAATGCACTAATATATATAGAGGTAATTATGAATGAGTCATTTCAAAATGGTGATGTTGTTTGTTTGAAGTCTGGAAGTATGCCAATGACTGTTGTTAACACAAATAAAGAAACTAATGAAATTTTAGTTGCTTATTTTGATTTAGATGCAAATGTTATGCGTGATGGTTTTCCACCAGAAGCACTTGAGTTTACTCACGATTCTTGGAAGATGAAATATTGTGTTGATTTACATGACGATGATGAAGAAGAAGAGGGTGGATTTTAATATGCCAACCTACGAATACATATGTGAAAATTGCAATGCTTTAACAGAACAGTTTCGTACCTTTGCAGAAGGGCATTTAGAAAAATGCCCAACTTGTAAAAAAAACAAATTGGTTCAAGTGTTTTCTGGTGGAATAATGAGTTATGTTAAAGGTGGAGAAACATTGGGTCAGATAAGCGAACAAAATTTTAAAAGAGAGGGTGGAAAAATAAAAGAAAAGATTGCAAAGGAAAAAGAAGAAGCAGATAATAAGCTTCCTTGGTGGAGATCAGGAAAAGTAAAAGGTCTTGAAAAACAAGACAAGATACTAAATGTTGATAAGATTAAGAACATTAGGAAATACATAGACAAAGGAGAAAAAAAATGAGTAAGCTTAAACAAGAAGACGAAAAAGAAAAACCAAAAGAAGGTTTAGTAGATGGTGGACATGTGATTATAAAATGCAGCAATTGCGATAAACCATTAGTAGATGTTTTGATTGTAAAGCCAAATGAAAAAAAGAGTGATGGAACACCATTTGTTTGGCAATGTGTAGCAGAATGCTGTTATTGTAACGATAAAAGCTTTATTACAGAAGTAAAAGGAATATTTCGTGCTGCTGGAATTATTGTTGAAAACAAAGAAAATCCAGAGCACTATACTGGAATTACAAATTTAGATGATATTGTAATTGACGATGAAAATATTTTATTTAAAACTTCTAGGAGAAAGTAATGGAAATTTACAATGATCCAGAAATAAAATCATATGGATATGATAAAGATGCAAACGATATAGATCCTAATGAAGCTTTCTGTTTGGCTAAAAAATCATTAGATATAAGCAACAACACTTATTCTTACTGGGTTAAAATGTGCCTTTCATCTTTTAGTCCAAGCAAATTATTTGATCCAGAAACAGATCTTGTTGAAGAACTAAGAAGATTTGATAACTATACTGGAAAAAACAAGTATCACTATAGAAAAGTTAGTGAAGAGTGTTTTAATCATTATATTTCATATCTTACAACAAAAAAAACATCTTTTATTAGAAACGCAGACAGGAGTGCCATAGCATGAAAAATAAAAAGTTTGTTATTGACGAAGTGAAAGAGTTTTATATAAAGTCAAACTCACACTTACAAACAATTGAATCTATAGCAGAAAAAGTTGGTGCTAAGATTGAAGATATTCAAGAACTATACAATTCTTCAAAAACCAAAGCATCCAATGCGTTTCAAGTTTATAGCGGAACAGTCTCTATGACTGAAAAACAAGGTGTTGCAGATGACATGAATGCTAAAAAAGATAATATTAACCATGAATTCTTAGATAGATATAAGAATACAAGGCACAAAATATGATTTGTACTAAAGAAGACGATTTTATTTTTGAAAAGCCTAGATGGATAGCTGTACTTTCTGATGGTACAAAAGTCTATCAAGATGATGATAGGCCAAACTTAGAAATAAATTCTGCTTGGATTAGATTAAAAAAACATATAATTACTACTGGATTAAAGATTACAAAGCTTTACTTTCAGTTTAGATCTAATTTTTTTGAACCTTTTCCAGAGAACGCACAAGGTTATTATTTTTCAAATGGGGTAATTGGACAGTTATCATCTGACTATTCCATAAATCTTTTTGTTTCTGGCGAAATAATTGGCAATGTTGCACGAATAAAGAGTATAAAGGTTCCTGAGTTAATAGTAATAAATGAAGAAGATAGGATCTTAGAAAATCTTTCTATAGATCCAGTAATAATGAATGATTAATTATGGCAAAACAAAGAAGTGACGATAGCAAATACGAATCCAGACATGGTGGTGGTTGGATTACTCCAGCACAATTCTTAGCTGAAGTTATGTGCGAAAGAACAGCCAAAGAAAACCTAGAAGAATTACCTATTAAGTTTTGGAACAAACCAAGATGGAAAAAGGAATTTTTCAAACAATTAAATTTAGCCAATATAATCTTAAAAGATCATGATGCAGCAGTTGTATCTAAAGCACTTAGATCTAAAGAAGGCAAAAAGATATTTTCATTAGGTGCTCCTTGGCTTAAGAAGTTAATTATCTTGGAAGAAAAAAGCTTTAAAGAAATTTCAAGCTTGACTGAATCAAAAGAAGCTGTAGAACTTCCAATTAGAAAAACCTTTCAGCAATCTAAATCTTTAATTAAAAGAATAAAGGAACTAGACAATGAGTGACAATCTTGAAAAAATCTTAAAAGAAGTAGATAAACAGTATGGCAAAGGTGTTGCTATAAATGCTAACGACTTATTGGATGAAGAAAAACATGTAATACCTTTATCTCCAGCATTAAACTTGGGTTTGCATGGTGGAATACCAGAAGGTTCTTGGATCACATGCTCTGGACACCCAAAAAGTGGGAAAGAACAACCTGTCTCTGCCATAGTTTATACAGCTAATGGGCCAAAAAGAATTGGCGATATCACATATGGAGAAATGATTTGTTGCCCAAACGGAACAACATCTATGGTTTGTGGTATTTATCCACAAGGCGTAAAAGATGTTTACACAGTAACATTTTCAGATGGATCAACAGCAGAGTGCGGAGAAAATCACTTATGGAATATAAAAACTAGAGAACAAAAATCTTATAAAACTGTAATGTTAAAAGATTTTATGAACAAAATATATATAGGCAAAAGCACTAAAGCTAAGTATTCAATACCAATAACAGCACCAGCAAAATTTAATCCGATTAAGATTCCAATAAACCCATTTGTATTTGGTGCTTTGCTTACTGTTGGATTTTTTAATAAAAAAATTACTGCATTGATTGAGGATGAAAAGCTTCGTGATCGCATTTGCGATCTAATGAATGGAGCCAAGATACTTTACACAAAACAAGAAAATCAATTAACAATAAACATACATGATGAGTTAAGAGAGCTAGGTCTTCTTGGTAAAAAAACATCTCAAAAATTTATACCACCAAATTATTTATATAATTCAGTAGAAAACAGAATGTCTTTACTGCAAGGGATACTCAGCTTTGCACATATAACAAAAACAGAAACTCCAATTGTTACAGTTTCATCAAAGCAATTTGCTGAAGACTTTAGGCTATTAGTTCAGTCTCTAGGTGGAATATGTTTAATATCTAGACATCAAAACAATGAAGACAACTTTATTTATTATTGTTCTATTATCATTAAAAATAAAAAGAAGTTATTTGAATTTAAAAAAGAAAAGTTTAAAAAGAAAGATGTAAAAAACAATTTATCCAGAAAAATAATATCTGTAGTAAAAACAAGAAGAGAACAAAGTGTTTGTATCTCAGTTAGAGATAAAAGCGGTTTGTATTTAACAGACAACTTTGTTGTAACTCATAACACGCTTACCTCACTATCTTTTGCTGCTCAATGTCAAAAACCAGAGAATGGTTCTAGACATGTGTATTATCTAAACATTGAAGGTCGATTAAAGCCTATGAATCTAAGGGGCATAGCTGGCTTAGATTTGAATAAAATGACAATCTATAGATCTACTCAAGATAAGATTCTTACCGCAAAGGACTACCTAAATCTGGCCTTTAAAGCCATCAATACCCATCCAGGTAGCCTGATCATTATAGATAGCGTTTCTGCTCTATGTGATGAGAAGGAAATGGATCAAGGTATTGGCTATGAGAATAGAGGGGCTGGTAATAAGCTTTTTGCTGGTTTTTGTAGACAAGCAGCTAATATAGTACCAGTACAAAACTGTATGGT